CCATTCGTGGACGTTGACCACATCGCCATGCTGTCCCCTCTTCATGTTCTCGCTGTAGATTTTGGCAGCATTTTCCAGCGTGGGATAGAGAATCTTCATGGCTGTCAGCTGCAGGGCCCGCGGGACCAACAGGAAGCGCGGATTGATGGCCATAGCTGGGCCGGATCCGTAGTACCCGGAAGCGTTCTTGATCAGCATGGGCTGGTTGTAGACCGCGGAGCTGACCGTGTCCCACTGTGCCGCGCTGAGCGCGGTGGTGAGCAGGTTGGCATGGCCGCCGGCGGTGGTGACCGCCGTTGCGTTGAACAGGGCCCCGGTGTCGGCCATTGTTGGCCCGACTCCGGAGTTGGCGGTGAAGATGGCCGCGACCAGGGCGGAGATCTTTCTCAGCCCTGCGGCCGCGAGTTCCCGCGGATAGGCGGCCAGCTTCCGGGATTCATCCCGGTCGATCAGCTCAAGCGTGAGCGGGATGTACCCGCCGTACTTGGTGAAGTCCGCCGTTTCCGGGCTGTCGCCGATGGCCAGCTCAGTGTATTCCGCGCCTTCGGAAACCGAAGGCAGGGCGCCGACCGTGCCGACCAGTGTGCCGGTGATCGTGTTGAGTGAGTTGAAGTGTTCTACCCTGGCGATTCTTTCCCACCAGGTATAGCCGGCTTTCCCCAGCTGGTCCCAGGTATTGACAACAATCTTGTTGAGGGCGTTCTTCACCAGGCCGGTGAAGTCCGTCGTCATGGCGAATTGGGCCCGGTCGGGGTTGAAGCCGCCGTGAAGATCATAGTCACCGGTGAGCATGAGATAGAGCTCCCGGATGCCGCTGAGTTTTGCAACCTTGACATCTTTCAGGGCTTCGTCGCGGGGTGCCCCGAGTAGATCATCAGCTGCGGCTTGCAGCTTGTCGCTGGTGTCAAAGACGCTGTGGATGCGCGGCCCCTGGATGGCGGCCCCGCCGGTCAGCTGGCTGACCATTTCGCGGGCGTCCTCGATGGCCTCAGTCAATTCCTCGGCCTCGAATAGTTTGCCGGTGAACTGTTTGCGGATCCGATCAAAAACGGGTGCGGGCAGTTTCGCGCTGGTTAGCGCGGATTCGAGAAACTGGCCGCACATTTGCACGCGCATTTCGCGTGCTTTTGCGGCTTCCTGGTTGAGCTCGTCAATCTGCCCCTGCACATTCAGCAGGGTGTTGACGGCGTCCTTGTCGGATTGGATTTGTTCCTGGACGCGTGAGACGCCCGGGAGTGGATCCTGTTTTTCCGGATCCGGTTTGATATTTGTTTTGTCTTTCATAAATTCTCCTTCTCGATATATGTTAAGTTTTTGATAAATTTGCCGGATGAATTCCCCGCCCCGCGCGGGGTGCATGACCAGATCCACGGAGTTGACGCGGAGGATATCGCGGACCTCCCGGCCTTCGGCCGTGAAGACGATGTCAGCTGAAAAGCCCAGGTTTGGTTTGATCTCCCCCTCGAGCATTTGCCGGCCGAGTTCTTTAAGCACCGGCGAAGCCGGGCCGACCGGCCGCAAATGCAGCTTGATACCTTTCGCTTCATCGTCCCATTCCGGTGAGTGGCAGATTCCGGCCAGATCGTGGACGCTATGGCCAAACCAGTGATGATCTATAAATGTTTCTGTGTTGGTCCAGAGGTGTATGGAGTTCTTCAAGGTGTCAGCTGAGAAAGTCCAGCCGTTTCCTTTTCCGGCGGTGATGGCGAATATTTCAAACTCACCATCAGTATTGACCTGGGCCTGGCCCAGTTCAATACGGTGCTTCTGTTCGTAGTCGATCGGTTGCTTTTGATTCATAGATACTTTGACCTTTCTACTCACTTCTTATCTTTGAAACCATCATCAGGGGGGGAAATTATTTTCTTGGATGGGTTCCCATCCTTACTGCGGGGGTTGCTGTCCCGCCCCTGGGTGATGTCGATCTCGCCTTTTGCTTTGGCCAGCATTTCCTGTGCGTCCACTGATTCCCCGAAGAAGCGATATATCAATCTGAGGAATTCTTCGTTTGCTATGAGATTCCGATCTTTCAGGTTGGCCAATACTTCGATCATGTAGTAGGCCGCCTGGCTGAGCGTGTTGTTGTCCCTGGAGCTGATGTCAGCGCCGGTGACCGCAAGCTCAGTATTTGGATCCAGCTTGCGGTCCACCATGGCGCGGCGGGAGAGAACGACGCGCAGGATGTCGTTGATCATCCACAGGAAATATTCCTGGCGCTGTTCGAAGCGCCGGAAGGTAGGACCACCGGCAGCGTCCGCCGTGGTGCGGGTCGCGCTTTCTGGCTCGGCCAGAAAGTGCAGAGGAATTCCGGCCCCAGCTGAGATCATCTTCTTGATGGCGAGGCCGTCCTTTTCTGCATCGCCGGAGTCCAGGCGGGGTGATATGACCTTCCAGGTCTCGTTCTCGTCGGAGACGAGGATCGAGCCGGGTTTGGGAGGCGAGGCATTCAGCGCGGTTTGTCTGGCTTTGCGCTGCGCCTCGCTGGCAAATTTGGCCTGGACGACGAACATAAAAGCGTTCCGGAAGCGATTGAGGCGTACACGGTCCTGCAGCCAGTTTGAATACCGGCTGAGCCAGACCAGCAGGGGTGCCAGGTCAGGTTCGCCCCATTGGGCCCCCGCCGGCCGGTTAACGGCATAGTGGATGATGACCGGTTTCTTGCCGTCATCCTCCGCGGGGTTGTAGGCGGGGATGGCCTCAGGGTCGAGATTCTCGAGACCCGCTTTGGGGTGGAACCAGACCGGCTGTTCAATATCGTTTTCCGCGCTGATGATCTTCTCGATGTGCGAGGCCGGCATGAGCCGGATGTATGACATCCCGGCCGTGTCGGTGGTGATGATCACAAACAGGTTTCCTGTTCTGGTCAATTCATCGCACATTTCGGATACCCGGGTGCTCATGCGGTTGAGCCGGTGATTCCAGAATTTATCGAGAAACTGCGATTCCGGATCCGATTTGCAGGTGATCGAGAGGCCGCCCCCGACGACATATTGTGAGGTCAATTCGACTATGCGCCGTGCCAGCGGGTTTACCCGCCAGGCCGCGAGCGATTGTTCGAGCACTTCCGTGAGTTCATAGGTGTACCGGTCGCGGTCTGTTTGTGTGAGTGAGCGGGTCCCGTGCAGGAAGTTTTTTTCTGTCTCGGCGACTGCGAGGGCCTCGCGAACGGCCGCGTTTATGAGCCGGTCAGTGCGTCTTTGGAATAGAGCGTCAAACAGTCCCATAGAGCTCCTTTCTACCTGGCCCAATCTTTGGGATCTTTCTTCGGTTCATTAAGGCACATGTACTGCAGCATTTCGATATCGCCGCCCATGAAGTAGTTGAGGTCCACATGGGTGCGGATGCCGGGGATGCGGCCGGTCTGGCTGTACTGCCAGAAGGCGGGCATTGCGAACGGAAAGAGGGGGCGAGGCATGGTGAAGCCCCACTGCGCGAGCCAGAGCGGGTAACCCGCGAATGGCTCGACGTTCGCGAAATGCCCGGCGATCATTTTTGAGCGCCAGAAGCCGCCGGATGTGTAAATGATCGGTTTTACCTTGAGGTTATCCTCAACGGTTTCCAGCCAGATCAAAACTTCATCGCATAAGGATTTACCGGAATCCCCGGCCAGCTCGAGATCGAGCACAGGCCGGAGGGTAAAGGGGAGATCCTTGACCGTGTCAAGGAATCCCCAGGCCTGTGCGACTGCGGGGATGTGGGTGCGGTAGAAAAAGTACGGGGCGGAGTTTATGCGGTTGGCCGCGGTGCCGGCGGCGTTGTTGTAAACCTGGGGATCGACCGTGAGGGAGGTGTCCCCTGGGTGGAATTCGCAGGCTTTGAAGAATGCGAATCTAACGCCGGCCTGTTTTACTTTGGCCCAGTCAATTTCTTTTTGCCAATGAGATACATCTATGCCAGGTTTCATGTTCCCTTCCTGTATTTCCTTTCCTTTAAAAGCCCCTGTCCATCTCATCCAGCGGGTCCTGAGCCTCGACCACGAAACCGCCGCCCGGATGCGACCATTCCTGACTATCAAGCACGGCGCACATGGCCGCCGAGATTAGCCGGTCGTCATGCACCAGCTGGCCGCTGTGCGTGTCGCGCCGTCCATCCGGCACACCCCAGCGCACGCGTTTTTCCGGGCCGGGCACGATGCGGAACTCGCAATGGCGTACCTCGCGCCAGAAGTCGGCGTCAGGCGGTGCAAAATCCTGGTAGCGCCCCGAATCAACGATGCCCAGAAAAGACCACAGCAGGTCCGATTTGCTGCCGGACGTGAAGGCAAACGGGATGATCCGGTCGCCAAAGGCCGATATAAGGAAGGAACACATGCCCGTCCCGACCCCGGTGGCGTCCACCGCCGTACAGCGGACGTCAAACAGCTGCAGGATGGCCCTGATCTGGCCGTACAGCCGCGCGTGCTTGACGCCCGTCCAGACATAGCGGTTGACCGCGCGGTAGGACGGACGGCGGATGAGCGGGTCGTCCATCGTCGCCAGGTCCACCTCAAAGATCGTCAGCGCGGTGCTGTCGCGGCGCGGGTTGGCAAGTGTCTCATAATTCCCGTCCATCTCCCCGCCGGCCTGTTCATCCTCCCCGGCCATGTCAAGCCCCGCGCCGTAAAGCCGTCCTTCCAGCGGTTCTTCCTGGCGTACGTGCTTTCCCTGCATGAGCGCCTGCCGGGCAGGCGGAAACGCGCCCCCTTCCGCGTCGATCTCCTCCGAGTAGTACTGCGCCTTGACCATCGGGTGTTTCCGCCCAAGCCGCGCGGTCTCTCCCTGCACATACTTGCCCCAGGCCGGCACCTCCTTTGCCACCGCGTCCGCACCGATGACGAACACGCGCCGCAATCCGTCCGCTTTCTGTGCCCTGCGGGCGGCGCGCAGCTCCCTGGCCAGCAGGGTGTCGCTCGTCCAGGCCGTCCCCCAGAACACGCGTGTGGCGTTGGCGGCGGCCGCCATCGGGGCAATCTCCCTGTCATACTTGGCGGCGCCCACGTCCTGCGCTTCGTCCACTTCCAGCAGGTGCGTCGCGGTCGCGCCCACAATGTTGGCACTCGGCTGTCCGCTGAAAAAGTACATGCGCGCCGTTCCGATGCGGTAGATGTAGCCGCTCTCCTTTTTCCACAGTTTGCGGGCGATATAGTTCGTGCGCAGTACGTGCTCCAGACGCCGCATGGCGTTGAGCGTCTGCGGCTTCCAGGTCGGCGAGACCTTGATGAATTCCGGGCGCCCGTCGGTGCTGGCCAGCGTCATCAGATAGGCCTCGATCTGCGCCTGCAGTTCGTTCTTGCCGCTCTGGCGCGGAAACATGACCACGATCGAGCGCCCGTCATGGTTGAGGACCGATTCCACCACCGTGCGCACCACCTCCACCTGGTAATCCCGCAGGGTGAGCCGGGAACATTCCGTGATGAAATCCTCCGCAGCGCGGATGTTCTTTCTAACCAGCGCAAGGACGTCCTTAGCGGCGCGCTCATCCAGGATCAACGGCTTCCCAGCCAGGCGGCGATGGCCGCGGCGATGACGGTCAGGGCGGCCTGTCCGGCCTGCATGATCGTCATGCTGGTCCTGTTGGCGATGGCCGCGTCATCGATCTTACGGATGCGCTCCTCCTGGTCCTCCGCCATCCGCCGGTTCGCTTCGATCTGCGCCTTCAGCAGGTTCAGCCGCTCCGCCTCCAGGCGTTTGTGGTGTTCGAGCGAGTCCGCCCGCTCCTTCAGCCGGCTCTCGATGCTGTCGCGCAGATGAGAAAGCTGCCCGGTTAATAGTCGTGCCTGCATATCGTCCATTCTTCAGCCCCATTTCCTTGATCACAATCTTCAGCGCCTTGCGTAGAAGCTCAGTTTCGATGGAATCCCAGTTCATGCGCCACCTCTCCGATCGCTTCTCCCAGCAGGTCCGTCAGGTCGTTGTTCCTGCCGGCAATGGCCTGCTGTGTGCGCAGCAGTCCCGCCAGCCGCGTCGCGGCCGCTCCCAGCACCGAGAGCACGTTTTCCCACTCCTCCAGCGTCTCCGCGTCGTCATCGGCATAGGTGAACACGCGCCGCATGATGATGCGCAGCAAGGCGATCTCATCCTCCAGGTTGTTCTGCAGCGCGGCCGACAGGTCCGAGATCTCCAGCTTCTTGTAGCGCCGGGAATAAAGCCCGTGCTTGAACGCGTTCAGGTTGCCCGGCTGCCCTCCCGGCCTGCGCTTGAAGTCGGGTTTGGGTTTCATTTCTTCCATCTTTGGTTTGGTCAGCATCTATACCTCTTCCGTA